GCACCGTGGCGCTACTCAAGGCGCAGGTGCGTGTGGCGTCACCGGACGAGCCACAGGAGGACACCCCGCGATGACCCCGACCCGTGAACAGCTCGCCGTCGAACTGTTGAAGCGCATTTACGACTGGAACATGCTGGATTCTGCTGCTGACGGTTCATCCTGGCGGCGCGAAATTGCTCAAGTCGTTGCGCCCATCCAGCCGCCAACCGAGGGCGATTTGAAGTGGGCCGCTGCCGCCTGTCTCGCCGCGCCCCCGCCGGAGCCGCAGGCGATGCCGCCCATCGAGGTCGGTGACGTCGTGGCCCTCGTTAATGGGAACGCCGAGGCGGTCCTAACACAGAGCCACGCAGACTACTGGAACGACCGGCGACCTGAACTGCTGCGCGCCGAGCGCATCACGGCGATCTACCGCACGTCGCTGTGGACCCGGGAGCCCCGCCGATGAGCGCCCCAACGACGCCCGCCGAGATGGCGGACCGGAGGCTCGCGTAGCCCATGGGCACCCGTCCCCCAGACTTCTGCCCCGCCTGCCACGAGCGCCGCAACACCCTCGTGCGCGGGCTCGTCATCCAGACCCGTCGCCTCACCGGCGCCATTCGCCGCCGCCGCCGCTGTCCGCGTTGCGCGCACCGCTGGAGCCGCTGGGAGACCGACATCGACCCGCGCGACCTGCGCCACGTGCGCCAGGCGCTGTCCGCCCGCTAGGAGCCCGCCATGCCGTGGATGTGGACCGCCATTGCCCTGCTGACGCTCGTCATCGTGCTGCTGCACCTCGCCGTTGGCTACCTGCACAACGAGCTACAGGCGCTGACACGACGCCACGCCATGCTCGTCGAGAACGTGGCGCGCCTTCAACAGCGCCTGGCCGCGCTCGACGAGCCCGTGCGATAGGACGACCGGCCTACATCTGTCCCGATTGTGCCGGCGCGCTGCGATCGCGCGCACACTCGCGGGCACGTCGTGGCTCGCACCTCGAAGAACACGCAACGGCGAAAGCCAGGCGCGAAAGCGCGCCCCCCGCACCCTGGCGAGGCCGAGCGGATTGCCGACCGCCGCGCGAAGGTGTGGGCGCTGCGCCTGAAGCGTCAGTCCTACGCCGCGATCGCCGCGCAGGTCGGCTGCGACAAGTCGACAGTGTGCCGTGACCTGGCCGCCGACCGCGCAGAGCTGGTGGCGCTTCGAAAGGAAGCGGCCGAGGACGAGCGCGAAATGGCGCTGGAGCTCCTCGACCGCTTGTGGGCGGCGCTTGAGACGAAGGGCTTGAAGCGCGGCGACCATCGGGCGGTCACGGCGGCCGTGCGCATCATCGAGCGGCGCTCGCGGCTGCTCGGGCTCGACGCGCCCGTGAAGCTCGCGAACCCGAACGGCACAGGCCTGTTCGAGCTGGTGCGGCTGGTGATGCCGGACAACGGGCGGCCGCGCTCGGGGAACGCGGGAGGCGGGCAGTGATGTCGGCCGTCGTGCCGTGGGGCGGCTTTCGCCGTGATCTCCGCGTGGCGCCGGTGCCTGACGGCCCTGTGAGGCTCGCGCTTGACACGACACGCCGGTCGACCTCGCCACGGTATCACGGAGGTGGCGCGTGACCGCCGCGGTCGCACCGGCGCCGGCCCCGCCGCCCGTGCGGGAGATCCGGCCGCAGCCCGGGCCGCAGACGCTCTTCTTCCGCACGCCGGCCGACGTCGCCATCATCGGCGGCTCGGTGTTCGGGGGCAAGACGTTCGCCCTGGTCGTCGAGCCCCTGCGCAACATCGACGTGGCCGGCTTCACGTTCGTGCTGTTCCGCCGCGAGATGCCCCGCATCACCAACAAGGGCGGCATGTGGGACGAGTCGACGAAGTGGTATCCGCTCGCCGGCGGCAGCCCGCGCGAGCACCGGCATGAGTGGATCTTTCCCAGCGGCGCCTCGGGGAAGTTCTCCGGCCTGCAATACGACAAGGACCTGGAGGACTGGAAGGGCGCCCAGATCGCGCTGATCGGGTTCGACCAGCTCGAGGAGTTCACCGAGAAGCAGTTTTTCTACATGTTCAGCCGCAACCGCTCGACGTGCGGCGTGCGCCCCTACATCCGCGCCACCTGCAATCCGGACCCGGACTCGTTCCTCGCCACCCTGCTCGCCTGGTGGATCGACGCCGACGGCTGGGCCCTGCCAGTGCGAAGCGGCGTCATCCGCTGGCTGATTCGTGTGAACGACGACCTGGTGTGGTCCGACGTGACCTGCAGCCCGGACGAGTACGACCAGTTCGACGCGAAGGAAGCCCTCGCGCGCGAGGACCTCGACGAGCGGCACCCGGAGCAGGGCCAGCACGCCAAGTCGCTGACGTTCGTGCTGGCGCGCCTGCAGGACAACGAGATCGGCAACAAGCTCGACCCGGCCTACCTGGCCAACGTCCGCATGCTGCCGCTGGTGGAGCAGCAGCGCCTCCTGGGCGGCGATCGGGGCGGTAACTGGAAGGTGCGCGAGGTCGCGGGCAAGGTCTTCAACCGCGCGTGGTTCAAGCCCCTGCCGGTGAAGTGGCAGGGCGCCGGCGTGGTGCGGGTGCGCTACTGGGACAAGGCCGGCACCGAGGGCGGCGGGAAGTACACCGCCGGCGTGCTGATGGCGCTGCACCCGGACGGGCGCGTCTGCATCGAGGACGTCGTGCGCGGGCAATGGGCGGCGGCCAGCCGTGAGCCGGTGATCCGGCAGACCGCGCAGGCCGATGGCCCGGGCGTCACCATCTGGATCGAGCAGGAGCCCGGCAGCGGCGGCAAGGAGTCGGCCGAGGGCACGATCCTGAACCTCCGCGGCTACGCCATCTACGCCGACCGCGTCAGCGGCGACAAGCTGGCCCGCGCGAACCCCCTGTCGGCCCAGGCGCTCGCCGGCAACGTGTTGCTGCTCGCCGGCGACTGGAACGAGGCGTTCCTGCGGGAGGCGCACGCGTTCGAGGCCAAGGCGGCCTACAAGGACCAGATCGACGCCGCGGCCGGCGCGTTCAACAAGCTCACCGTCGCCGGCCGCGGCGGCGGCGTTCTGAAGATGCGGGGCACCCACTGATGGCCAAGGTCACCACCGAGCACAGCGCGTACGCCACCGCGAAGAGCCGCTGGCAGCGATGCCGCGACGCCTACGAGGGCGGCGACGCCGTCCGCGAGCGCGGCACCAGCTACCTCCCGAAGCTCGACGGGCAGAGCGACGCCGAGTATGCCGCCTACAAGCTGCGGGCGGACTTCTACGGGGCCACGAGCCGCACGGTCGACGGCCTGGCCGGCGCCGTGCTGCGGAAGGCCCCAGCCGTCGAGGTCCCCGAGGGCATCGCGCCCCAGCTGGCGGACGTCACGTCACAGGGCGTGCCGCTGGAAGCCTTCGCGAAGGCGCTGGTGGAGCAGGACCTTGCCGTCGGCCGCGCCGGCATCCTGGTGGACCTGCCGACCCAGGAACGCGTCGAGGCCCGGCCGTACTGGGTGAGCTACCGCGCCGAGCAGATCATCAACTGGCGATCGGCAGTGCGGAACGGCCGCCGCGTGCTGACGCTGGTCGTGCTGCAGGAGACCGACGCCCAGGTCGATGCTGCCGACCCCTTCGTGCAGACCGACGTCACGCAGTATCGCGTGCTCGAGCTGAAGGCGGCCGCGCCTGGCGGCCCAGAGGCCTACACCGTCACGCTCTACACGAAGAGCCCGCAGGCGAAGCCCGGCGACGACGGCGAGTGGACCCCGGGCACGCCCGTGCAGCCCAAGCGCCGCGGCGACCCGCTGCCGTTCATTCCGTTCGTGTTCATCGGCCCGTCCGGCACCGCGGAAGACGTCGAGAAGCCCCCCCTGTTGGACCTGGTCGACCTGAACCTGTCGCACTACCGCAGTTCAGCGGACCTCGAGCGGGCGCGGTTCTTCACGTCGAGCCCGACGCCCTACATCTGCGGGTTCAGCGGCGCCGGCGTCGCCCCCGCCAGCGCCGACAACCCCGAGGGCCACGCCGTGGCCACGCCGGTCTACCGCATCGGCAGCTCGGTCGCGTGGACGTTCCAGAGCCCGGACACCAAGGTCGGCATGCTGGAATACACGGGCCAGGGCCTCGGCGCGCTCCGCGAGGCGCTGAAGGACAAGCAGGAGCAGATGGCCGTACTCGGCGCCCGCCTGCTGGAAGCGCAGAAGGCCGACGCCGAAGCGGCGGCCACGGTGCGGCTGCGGCACGCCGGCGACGAGTCGGTGCTGAAGAAGGTCACCATGGCCGTCGACCAGGCGCTGACCCAGGCGCTGCGCTGGCACGTGTGGTGGGCGGGGCTCACGGTTGACGACGACGCCGTGACCGTGCAACTGAACACGGACTTCCTCGGCGTGGTCATCTCGCCCGACCTGGTGGCGAAGCTGCTGCTGTCGCTGCAGGCTGGCGAGATCAGCAGCCGGACGTTCTATTGGAACCTCACTCGCGCCGAGCTGACCCGGCCGGGTGTGACGTTCGAGCAGGAGCGGGACGAGATCGACGCGGACACGGCGGACGCGACGCCGGACGCGCTGAAGGCGTTCGCGGGCGCGCCGCCGACGCCTGGTGACGATCAGTCCCCAGATGCGCAGGGCGGACGGCCGGGGCCGCCGGCCCCGGTGGACAGGCAGGATGACCAGCAGGCCGGTGCGTAGATGGAGCTGAACCCAAATCACCGCACGACTGCCGCCGTCCATGACATGTGGCACAAGATCGCCGCCCTGCTCGTTCGTCGCTACGTCGGGGACAGCGACCAGCCACTCGTCATCACCGAAGCAGAGCTGCACGCCTTCGCCGAAGGCGATCGGCGCGCCATCACCATCCGGTTTGTCGACGGCCAAGGCATTGTGCTGGGGCTCGTCGACGAAGCGTCGGCCAGGCGTCTGGCGCGCAAGGAAGGCGGTCTCCCCTCATGAGCGTCGACAACCCCGTGCCTCCTGTAGACCGTAGCAACATCGAGCTCACCACCGGCGACCCAGTGCCAGCCGATCGATCACATACCGACCTCACCGCAAGCGGGCAGCAGCGGGGCTACGTGGTGCTCAGCCCTGCCGAGCGAGCGAAGGGCTTCGTGCGTCCGGTGCGGCGCAGCTACACCCATGCCGCCTGCGGCACGTCCACGACGATGGGACTGTCGCTGGCCGAGACCTACGCGCGAGACCCCGGGTTCTACTCGGGCACGTTCTGCGCCACGTGTCGCCGGCATTTTCCGCTTGACCAGTTCACCTGGGAAGGCACCGACCAGCGCGTCGGAAGCTAATGGCCACCCCTCGCGCCGCCACGATCCACGCCTTCGCGGACAGCCTCCGCCCGGCCGTGCGACGCCAGTTCCTGCAGGCCGTCGCCGCGCTGCGCGAGACCGTCACGCTCGACGAGCTGATCGAGGCGATCGGCCAGGGGCGCATCGGCGTGCGCCTCGAAGCGAAGTTGGCCCGCCTGTCGACCGAGCTGCGCGCGGCGGTGGCCACCGTGAACCGCATCTTCGACGAGGCCCAGCGGCAGACGCAGCGGGCGCTCGACCAGCAGTACCGCCTGCAGCTGCGCTTCGACGTCGTCAACCCTCGGGCGCTGACGGCGGCCCGCCAGGGCGCCCGCCTGGTGCGCGAGGTGACCGAGACCACCCGCGCCGGGATCCAGGCGACGATCACGCGCAGCATCCGCGAGGGCATCCCGCCGGCGGAGGCGGCGCGCCTCATCCGGCCGACGATCGGCCTGACCGAGCGGCAGAGCATGGCGGTGATCAACTATCGCTTCAGCCTGCTCGAGGAGGGGGCCACCGCCGACGTGGTGGCCCGCGCGGCCGACCGCTACGCGGCGAAGCTCCTGCGGCAGCGGAGCGAGACGATCGCGCGCACGGAGACCATCCGCGCCGGCCGCGAGGGCCGGGACGAGACCTGGCGCCAGGCGCGCGCAGAGGGCCTGCTGCCCGGCAACGTGCAGCGGCGCTGGGTGGTGACCGACGACGACCGCCTGTGCCCGGCGTGCGAGCCGCTGGGCGGGGTGGAGGTGGGCCTGGACGAAGCCTTCCCGCACGGCGGCGGGGACGGTCCGCCGCTGCACCCGAACTGCCGGTGCACGACCGTGCTGGTCATACCGCGGCGCGTGGGGGCCGCCGCATAGCCATGGCGCCTGGCTATCTCACGCCCAACGTCGTCGCCGCCTGCTCGAACGCGCGCTTCGTTGTGCTCGTGGTGCGGGAGGAAGCGACCGGCGACACGGCGCCGCCGGAGCCGAGCCTCGAAGCCCTGATCGCAGAGCTCCAGCGCCTCGAAAGTCTGCACGACCACGCCGCGGCGCTTCCTGCGCCAGTGCCTCCGGCGGTGGCTAGGCGGCGCGCACGGGCGCGCGCGGCCCTTCCGTTCGGCCCGTTTCCGGTGCTCCGCGCGCAGCGCCCGCATCGCACACAGGAGAGATGAACCATGCCCACGATCGCCGACCGCATCCAGTCCTGGTGGCGCACCCGCAAGCGCATCCGTGCCTGGCAGAAGCTGCCGCCCGAGCGCCAGCTCGCCATCTGGATCGACAGCATCGACAAGGTGCCGGCGCTGCGCGAGCAGTTCCAGCAGGCGCTGCGCGTGAAGGGCTACGACCGCCTGCCGGGTGAGAAGCCGTCGAAGCCCACCGTGGTGCGGCGGTCATGAGCGCCCGCATGTTCGACCGTACGACCGGCCGGAAGCTTGTGCCGGAGCAGCGCACCGTGCTCGTGCCCGTCGATGGCGCCGGCTTCTACGACAGACCCGACCGCCGCGCCTTCACGCACGCTGAGGTGCAGGCCGAGGTCGACGCGTGGGGCCTGCAGCCGATCGACCTGGAGCGCGTGCGCGCGATGCTCGTCGACCTGGCGAAGACGCTGAGGCCACGCGACGTGGCCGATCTGAAGACGGTCGACGACCTCGCGCGGCACTTCGACGCTGGTCGTTTCGTAACGGTCCGCTCCAGCTACTGCGAGGTTGACGGTTTCGTCGCTGGCTCCCGCATGGTGGCGCTGGATGGTCTCGCCCATAGCCTGGAGATGCGCGTGCAGCTGCTCGGAAAGCCGCGATGATCACGTCGATTTTCGTCAACGTTCCATGCCCGTGCGGCGCGCGCCACCGCCTCCCGGCGCCGCCCGACGGCGTCATTGAGTGGCTGTGCCGGGGCCGCGTCTTCACGCTGCGCCTGCAGCCGGCGCAGTTCCAGCGGCTCCTGGCCACGTCGCCGAGCGAGCAGGCCGTCGCCGCCGAGGGCGTCTGCGTGCTGCACACCGCCGCACCGCCCGAGGGGCTGCAGCAGCGGTGCGAGGAGTGCGGCTGGCTGATCACGTCGTACCGGGCGCGCGTCTCGCACGGGCTCTTCGTGAACCACGACCAGCTGCGCTTCTGGAAGCCCGGCACGCTGGTCGGGCGGTCGATCGACGGCTCGTGGTATCGCGCGCAGCGGCCGGTGAGCCCGCACCGCGAGCGGCTGTGCTACGCGCCGGCGACGACGCTGCCGCCGAATATCAACGACATCGACGCGTTCAGACGCGAGTATCGGCGCGAGTACATCGAGCCCGCCGTGGCGTTCCTTCGCAAGCCGTCGTGAGGTGGCAGGTGACCAAGAAGGGCGGCCTCATCCACATCGTGCCGATCGACGACCTGCGGCCGCACGATGACTCTGGATGCGCGTGCTGGTGCCAGCCGCGCATCCAGGTCGTCGACAGCGAGACCGGCGATCGCCTGCAGTTCCCGATCGTCATCCACCAGGCCGCCGACGGCCGCGAGCTGGTCGAGCAGCACGGCCTCCAGTGAGCCATGGCCGCCCAGCCCGGCCGCCGCTGCCGCAAGCGCCCCGCGCTCTTCCGCGTGCGCGGCGGCCGCGTGCAGGCCGATCGCCAGCATGATCTCTGCTTCCAGTGCCACCGCGATGAACGGAACCGCCAACGTGCCAAGCAACTCCGCCGCCGTGGGTGAGAAGCGCCGCCGCGGCCGCCCCCCGTTGCCGCCAGAAGCCAAACCCGTCGGCGTCTACGTGCGCCTGGCCCCGGCGGTGTACGACCACTACTGCCGCGAGGCGATTCAGACCGGCGTCGGCGTGTCGGCGGTGCTCCGCCGCGAACTGGTGCGGGGAATTACTCGCACTAAAAAAACACGCGAGGCCTGACCGCTGTGCAGCATAGGGCGTCGGCTCACCGGCGCCCGGGAGGGGCGCGCGGTCACCCAGGAGGCCCCGTTGGCACAGCTGAAGACGAAACTCACGAAGGCGGAACTCGACGCACTGCCGGAGGCACTGCGCGGGCTCTACATCGAGGCGAACGGGACGTTCGTGCTGGATGCGGACTTCGAAGACGTCTCCGGTCTGAAGAGCGCCCTCGACAAGGAGCGCACCACCCGCAGCACCCTCGAGAAGACGCTGGGCGAACTCAAGAAGCAGCTCGGCGACACGGACCCGGCGAAAGCGCGTGAGGCGCTCGCCAAGCTCCAGGAGCTCGAGGACAAGAAGCTGATCGACGAGGGCAAGGTCGAAGAGCTGCTTCGCAGCCGGACCGAGCGCCTCGTGAAGGACTTCGAGCAGAAGCTCGCCGACCGCGACGGCAAGCTGACCGCGGCCGAGAAGCGGCTGGCCGAGCTGGTCATCGACAACGAACTCCGCGCTGTGGGCGCCTCGAAGAAGGTCCGCGCCGAGGCGATGGAAGACTTCCTCGAACGCGGCCGCAAGGTCTATCGACTCGTCGACGGCAAGGCGGTCCCCATGCAGGGCGACCAGGTGATGTTCGGCAAGAAGCCGAACGAGCCGATGTCGATGGACGAGTGGGCCGACAGCATCACCCCGAAGGCGCCGCACCTCTTCGAGGGCAGCAGCGGCGGCGGGGCCAACAACGGCGGTGGTGGCGGCGGTCCTCGCGGGCCCCACACCATCAGCAAGGAAGACGCGAAGGATCGGCACAAGTATGCCGCCGCCAGTGCGGCCGCGGCGAAGGCCGGTCAGTCGCTCGAGATCGTCGAGTAGCCGCGCCCGGCGCGCGGCTCGCGACGCAGGGACCCACACCACGCACGCCAGGCGGCGAGACGCCCCTCGGCGACGACCGGGATGGTCGCGTGACTTCGGTCACAGCACCCAGTCCGGCACGTCATCGAGGAGCCCATGCCCAACACCCTCTCGTCGTACAACCCGATCTTCTACGCCCAGGAAGCCCTGACCGCGCTCGAGAAGGCGCTCGGCATGGCGGGCCGCGTCTATCGCGGCTTCGACGACGGCGCCACGTCGCGCACGAAGGGCCAGTACATCGACATCCGCGTGCCCGGGTCGTTCAGCGCGCAGGACGGTCCGTCGTCCGCCCAGGACATCACGGCGTCGAACATCCAGATCAACCTGAGCTCGCTGAAGGAGGTCAAGTTCTCCCTCACCGACAAGGAACTGGCCTACTCGAGCCAGCAGATCATCGACGAGCACATCCGCCCGGCGGCCTACGCCCTGGCCGACAAGATCGACCAGGACCTCTGCGACCTCTACAAGGACGTGCCGTGGTACGCCGACTCGAGCTCGCCCATGGTCGTCGGCGACATCACCGGCGTGCGGAAGATCCTGTTCAACAACAAGGTGCCGCTGAACGACCCCTCGGCCGTGCACTTCATGATCGACGGCACCGCCGAGAAGGAGCTGCTCGACGTCAGCGCCTTCACGCAGAACCAGGGCGGCGGCGACGCGGCGGTCGTCTCGCAGATGACGGGCTTCCTCGGCTCGCGATACGGGATGAACTTCTTCGCGAACCAGAACGTGAAGACGGCCACCTCGGCCACCGTCGCGGACCTCGCGGGCGCGGTGAACAACGGCGCCGGCTACGCGGCCGGCATCAAGACGGTCGTCCTCGACGGCATCTCGGCCGCCGCGGCCCTGAAGACGGGCGACATCATGGTCGTGACCGGTCACACGCAGCAGTACGTGCTGACCGCGGATGCCACGGCGGACGGCTCGGGCAACGCCACGGTGTCGTTCTACGGCTCGCCGAACGTGCAGGGCGGGGGCCTCGAGTCCGCCGTCGTCGACAACCAGGTGCTGACCTTCGTGCTGTCGGGCACCTCGGGCGCGTCGAAGGTGCAGAACCTCGCGTTCCACCGTAACGCCTTCGCCCTCGCGATGGCGAAGCTGCCGGACTTCTACGACGGCCAGGGCGTCAAGGTCTTCGCAACCCCTGTCGACCCGACCTCGCGCCTCTCGGTCCGCGCCCGCACCTGGGCCGACCCGGGCAACGACAAGTTCTTCGTCGCCCTCGACTGCCTCTACGGCGTGAAGACGCTCGACGGCAACAAGGCCGTGCGCTTCCGCGACTAGCGGCCTGACGTCCTGACACTCGCGCGCGTGTTCCCGGGGGCTGGCGCCACGCCACCCTCGGGCACGCCGCCACACCGCAGGAGCTCACCCATGGACTTTCTGAAGATCGCCGACCCCGACACGCCCGGGG